TTTGGTGACAATAGTGCTGAAGCTGCTGAGTCAAATGAGAAATTCAATAAGAGCCTTGAGAATGGCCGCAAAGCTCTTGATGATTCATTCAGTGCATTGCAGAAATATACTAGCAACAGAATAGCTTTGATGAAGGCTGCTGGTGCAACTGATGAAGAGATCACCAAGGCTGAGATCAAGAATCTTGAGATACTAGCGAAGGCTCGCCAAGATGCAAGAGTAAAAGAGCAGTATGCATTCCAGAACTTACAGAAGAGATATCAGCAGATGCTGGATCAAGGGAATGAGGATGAAGCTGCCAAGATCAGAGAGCAATTGACTGCATCAAGAGAAAGATATGTCAAGCTGGGCCAACAAGCCAAAGACTACTATGCAGATATCAAGCAGCAGAGAGCAATTGATGCAGCTGAGAATGTTAAGAAGGTACAAGATAACGCTAAGAAGGTAGCTGAGAATGCTGAGAAAGTACAGAAGGACCAAGCTGATAAGGCAAAGGCTGCTGCTGATAAGGCAAGAGAGCAAAGAAAGCAAGATCTAGCTAAGATTCAAGAAGTGGAACAAGCCTATGTATTAGCTGGTGAATCACTGAAAAATCAAGAGATTATTGCAGAGACTAAAAAATACAATGAGTTAATTAAGCTCGCTGAGAAAAACGGATATGATACAACTACTTTAAGACTAGCTTTAAGAGATTCGTTGAATAACATTGATAATAAATATGATGACATTCAAAGAGCTAATGAAGAGCGCAGAGCTAAGGAACAAAAAGATCTTGAGATAGCTGAAAAAAACAGAAAAGAAGCTCTAAGAAGGGAAGAGATTGCAACAGAAGAGGCTTTCTTTGATGAATACAATGCAGCTTTATTGACTGCTCAACAAACAGAAGAGCAAGCTGTCACAGACAAATACTTTAAGCTGATTGCTGGAGCTGAACAATATGGTCTTGATATTACAAAACTAGAAGAGCAGCAGCAACAAGAGATCAGTAAGATTCAGAACAAATATCAAGCTGAAAGACTTCAAAAACAGCTGGACAATGCTCAGTTTATCTTTGACCAATTCAGTGCGTTAAATGATGCCTTCAGCTCACTAGAAGATGCAAGAATGCAGAACATGCAAACTAGAGCCAATGATGAGCTGTCTGCATTGGATGCTAAACACAAGTCTGAACTTGAGAATACTAATTTAACGGCTGAACAAAGGAAAGCTATAGATAAAAACTATGCAGCTGCAAAGTATCAGATTGAGCTTAAAAATTTCAATGCACTTGAGGCTATTAAAAAGAAACAATTTGAACGTGATAAGATTCTGAGAATAGGTCAAGCAGCTATAGATACTGCATCAGCTATTGTTAAGGGGATTGCTCAGTTTGGGCCGCCGCCATCCCCGTTTGGTATTGCTGCGATTGCATCAGCTGCTTTGATTGGTGCAACACAAATTGCTGCCATTGCTTCAACAAAGTATCAATCAGGAACTGCGCCAACATTTGACACTAGTGGAGGTGTATCTGCTGGAGCTTCAGCCACAGAGTTAGGTGGTGCCAATGCTAACACAAATACACAGCAGACTGATCTTACTGGATTGGCTGCACAGCAATCAGCTGGAATCAATCAAGTGTATGTCTTAGAGTCTGACATCACTGGCACACAGAATAACGTGGCTATTCAGAACAAGCTCAGTGTGTGGTAAGAAATTTAACTTGTGTGTTCCCTCTCATCCACTGATCTGAGCATGAGAATGAGCCATATAGGTCCAGCAATTGTTGGGCCTTTTTTGTGTCACTGCCTAGCTTGAGATTTTGTCCAGGTGAATGTGGTACCTGGTAGTAATTAAGATAGAGTGATTTGACAAAGTGATTGTGGCCATCCCAAGATATTGAGTCAAACAATTCAATGAGCTTCTGACTATCCATCATCACTGGCTGATGACATTCAAAGTTTATTGTGGTGCATCCCATTGCTTTGAGTACATCCATAGTATTTTGACAAGCCTCCTGATATGTGGGTGCGTGAAGGTCATTGATCATCAGATTGCCATTTGATATCACTGTATCCTCATTGAATTTGGGACCAATAAAGAAATCATCATTCATGTATAGGAACTTGCCGCCAATGTGCCTGGCAAATGTCAACAGCTTGTGAGTCACATCACATCCTCTGACAGATGACCTTGCATCAGGGATGAGATTATTATATCCTCTGACATGATCACCAATGATGTAGACTTCTGCATTAGGATATCTCTTTAAGGCCCAGTTTATGGAGTGCTGTATTGTGCTGCCTTCCTTGCCTTGCTTATGTGGGTATACTAGAATCATGGAACAAAAATACATATTATCTAATATGATGAAGGAATTGCCTATATATGAAATCTCAATTGACTTGAATGAAGCAGAGACATCTGTTGAATTTAATTCACTAGTGAGAGATCCAGCGCATGAGATAAGTTTTCAAACATTCTCACAAGCTAAGAAATTTCAATTCAATGATGAGGAGCAAGTAATCACCGGTGTGGCTATCTCTGCTGATACACCTATCTATAGATATGATCAGGACAGCAATGAAGAGTATTATGTGGTGTTCACAAAGGCTGCTATCAAGGACATCATTCATGACTATGCAAGGAGAGGCAACTTCAACAATGTAAATATTGAGCACAATTCATCCAATGTAGTTGATGGGATCTACATGATCCATAGCTATCAGATAGATAATGACAAAGGATTCACAGCTCCTGAAAGATTCCATGATGCAAATGATGGATCTTGGATTGTCAGCTACAAGGTAACTGATAAGGATGTATGGGAGAAAGCTAAAGAGGGCAAGTTTACTGGCTTTAGTGTTGAGGGATATTTTCAGATCACAGCAACAGATCGCACTATTGAATCAGAGATGATGGCACAGATATTCAAGGCATTGAATGATCTAAGTGGAACAATTAAACATAGTATAATTAAATAACAAACAAATGAACGAGAACTTCAAAAAAGTAATGGATGCAATTGCTGACATGAAAGCAATGTTTTCAACATCTGCTGAAGCTACTGAAACAACAGAAGCTCAAGCATTTGGTGAGGCAGTTTTGCTAGATGGTACAGCTGTATCATATGAGGGTGAACTAGCAGTGGGAACTACTGTATTTATTGTTGCTGATGGTGAGCAGATTCCAGCTCCGGAAGGCACACATGAATTAGGTGGTGAGTTTACTGGAATCAAGATCATAACAGATGCCAATGGTGTAGTGTTAGAGGTTATTGATGAGAGAGCAACAGAACAAGCAGCAAGCTCTGATGAGTTTGAAGCTATTGATACTGAAGAGATGCCAGCAGCACTAGAGAGAGCTACAGAGGTTATCGCAGCAACACTGAACATTGAAATGGGGCAAGCCTATGACATTGCTACGGCAGTCATTGCAGCTATCAATTCAGAAGAAATGAAACAAGAATCAATGAGTGCTGAGCAAGTAGAATCAATTGTGAATGCAAAGATGTCATCATTCTCTACAGCTGTAGAAGCTATAGGTGAAATGATGCAGACTATTGCTTCAGATAATGAAACTCTTCGCACTGAGATGGCAGCAATGAAAAATGATTTTGAATCATTCAAAGCAATGCCTTCAAATAGCACTACTGAAGGCGAGAAATTCGCGAGAGTAAATAGTACATTGACATCACGTCAATTATTCCTTAAATCACAAATTAAATAACAAAGAAAATGAGCTTAAAAAAGTTTATCAAGCAAAAATTCGACTATGATGTGTCAGGTTTGGCAGCATATGTAGACGAGCAAAGAGAAGATCTAATCACTAGATCAGTAACTGAAGCAAAGACTTTACGTTACATCACAATTCAAGAAGGTATCAAAGGATCTGAAGAGATCAAATTGTTAGATGATACTTTGACTTACCAAGCTGGAGATTGCGAAATGACACCAGCTGGAGATACAGTATTCACTGATCGTGCAATTGCTGTTGAAACTCTTGGATACATGAAGAGATTCTGTCAAAAAGATTTGGCTGGATTTTGGACTCAATTGGCTTTGCGCCCAGGTGCATCTGCTGAGGACAAAGAACTACCTTTTGAAGCACAAATCACTAACTACCTTTTGAGCTTACATGCACTTGAGTTAGACAAATTGATTTGGAAAGGTAACAAAGCAACTGGTACTGGTAATCTTCAGTGGATGAATGGATACCGTCAATTCTTGACTACTGCTAATGGTGCTGTAAACCTTAACACTTCTGCAACTGCAAGCATTGATGCATCTAACGCTTATGATGTATTCTATGAGTGTTTTACAAATACACCTGAAGCTGTAGCAGAATCTGCTGATTTCGTATGTTTCGCTGGCCGTGAGAACTTCAACTATTTGATGAAGAACTTGGTAGACCTTAATTTCTTCCACTATTCTCCAGCACAAATTGCTACAATGGAAGAGATCATTGTACCAGGTACAGATATGCGAGTTGTTAAGGTACCAGGATTGAATGGTCTTGACAATATCTACACTGGGAAAGCATCTCACTTTGTATTCGGAACTGACTTATCTTCTGACTTTGATAACTACGATCTTTGGTATTCTCAAGATGATGATGTTATCTATATCAGATCTAAATTCAGAGCTGGTGTACAAGTACCATTCTTGGATCAGATCGGAGTTTGGAACGGAACTGGATCACCTAACTAATTAACAAATATGGGGAGGCTTAGGTCTCCCCTAACTTAAAAAATACAGAAGAGATGGCATGTAATATGACAACTGGGTTTAATGACAGAACATGTACCAATGGAAAAGGTGGTATCAAATCTGTTATTTTGTTCCCAATAGGATCAATTGCAACTGGGCCAACATTGACTGGCAATGAAGTAACTACATTGACTGTCACTGGTGAGGTATTCCAGTACAAATTGAAATCAAATTTATCTAGCTACACTGCGCCTATCCGAGTAAATAAAGAGAATGGAACTTTATGGTATGAGCAATCTTTGAACATGATCCTAGCATCAGATACAAAGGAGCTTCGTGCTGAGATTCACTTACTTGGACAGAATGAAGTGGTAGCAATTGTTGAGAAAGCTGATGGTACTTATGTAGCATTAGGACTTGATGAAGGTCTACAAATCAATGATGGATCAGAATATACTTCAGGTGTTATCAAATCAGACAGAAATGGACATTCAATTGTCTTGGCTGGTCTTGAGAATAATGAAGTGCCTGATGTATCACCTGGTATTGTAGCAACTTTGTTGACTCAACAGTCTCCAGTAGTTTAATCTACCTAATCAAACCAAATACTAGAAGGGAGAGGATGAGTATTCCTTTCCCTTTTTTTATTAAATTAGAGCCATGAAAATAGATCAGAAATTTATTGGAGCCAAAGTCAAGAGTAATCTATTGAATAGATACTTTGTGATTGAGGAGGGCAACGAGGAGTTATATATTAAACTAGGACTTTTGCATATCTTTGTAAATAGTGAGCCTAAAATAAAAATAATAAATGTTAAGACTCGAGAGATATCAGACATCAACACTGATAGTGACAGTAACGGAATATCAGACTCTGACAGCCCCGTATTGGCTCCTTGAGTTTACGCATGAGCAGAGCTTTGAATCTGTGACTTGCATTCTGCCAAACATCAGTACAAGCACATCAAGATTTGATGAGTTTGTGATTGAAGATTTGGTGGATGTGACTTTCCCATATGCTGGGTTTTACACATACAGAATATTTGAGCAGACATCTAGCAGTAATTTAGATCCTGATCTTGCTGACAATCTATGTGAAGAGGGCAGAGCACATGTGTATGAGATTGACTCACCATCAAATGAATTTTCGACAACAATATTAAATAACATATATGAGTAAGATCACCAGCTTGTCATTCAGCAAGCAGTATCAATTGCCAATAGAGGAGAAAGATTCTCAAAGAGGCTTTATGAAATGGGGTAAAAAGAATGATTATCCTTTCTTCCTTATTGAGCTTCTGCAAGGTAGTGCCTGGCATCAAGGTATTATAAAGAATAAAACCTACTACATTGCTGGTGGTGGCCTTGAGGCAGTATCAGGTGATCTGACTGCTTTCCTTGCCAATCCATTTGCTGACTTTGACATGAATGAGATTGCTCAAAGAATGGCCTTTGATTTTGAGGTGTTTGGTGCAATGGCTGTAATAGGTACATGGAACAGAGAAGGTACCAAGGTAGTAAGATGGGAGCACATGGATATTGACCTGATCAGAATCACTGAGGATGAGAGACTGTACTATGTGTCTGATGACTGGTCAGCTTTGCAGCAATCAGCAGAAAAGACAAATTACAGAAGCTATCCAGCACTGAATGAGAACAATCGCACTGGATCATTCATTCTGTACTATAA